CCAACAGTCGTTAACGACTAGTTATGGAAGGCGGCGCCGATGCAGGCGCCAGCACAACTGACAGCGCTGTTAATGGTGGGGGGAGTCAACCGACTCCCCCTACTAATACCCAGTCGGGGATAGCGATCGGTCAAGTTTACGCTGGGGCTGGTTTCTTTACAGGGGCAATGAAGTCCCGTAAACAGCACTTCCATGAAACACAGCAACAGTATCGTCGTCCTGATTATGGGACTGGTGACCGCAACCCAATGGTAGGACCCACCCCAGGCCCTAAAGGCGGTATTGACATGCGCCGCAATATGTCAGGTCTTGGCGTAGGTTACGCCGATGCACTTGATTTGTTTAAGCCAATGCGATCTAACTTAAACAAAACTTCTACAGGTGTTCGTATGAACCACCGTCCACAAGACCCTATGCGCCGCCGTGCACAAGGCACCCGTGCTTACGTGGAAGCAAACCCACAAAACAAGGACGGTATCTAATGGCTAAAGATAGTGGGGACCTTTATGTACCTGAAAACGCTGGTGAGTTAGTACTCCCAACTGGTCGTGCCTTTGACCCTGTGGCTCATGGTTATAAGCGTGTGTTACCAAAAGCGGGTAGTAAAAATGTTGGGGCTTGGGATCCAAATAATGACTTGGGTGCTCGTATGGATAAGTTACACCCAAATCAATTTAGCCGCATGGTCCACAACGTTACGCACGCAGTAAAGACTGCTAGTCCAGAAGACGTTAAGTCTGGTATGGATTGGTACAAACGTGCTCATGACTTTGCAACTGAGATTGGAAATGGAGATGTACGTCGTGGGGCGGGTGCCATTGCAATATTGAGTGCACAAGTTGGTTGGAATGACAACCAACGGATGGCACGTCAATTAAGAGATACAGGAACTGCTAGTGGTGGTTTTGTAACGGAAAGACAGGTACGCCAGGCTCGTGAGGTTCTTGAAGGTTCCGTAGATCCAGAACAACATTTACCAATGGATAGAAAAACTGGTAATTTCTTTAGAAATATTGTTAACCCAGATGACGCTAAAAGTGTCACGATTGATCGCCACGCCCATGACATCACGGTAGGTCGTGTGCTCGGTAGTGAAGATCGTGGTTTACAAACACCCACTAGATACAACACATTTGTTCAAGCACATCTTAATGCCGCTGGTCACCTTGGCATACTCCCACATCAAGCACAAGCCATTGGTTGGGTAAACTGGCGCCGACAGAGGGGAATCGTTGATTAGTTATGACCGATGCATGGGCACTTATCATTGCCACTCTTATTACAACTCTTGCTGGAGCCGTTGGTGCAGGAATTAAGCAATTAAAAGACCTTCGTAAAGAGAACCGCAATGACCACGGAATGGTCATGCTTCATTTAAAAACTGTAAGGCGTAGTGTTGAGAATGTGGGCGACAAAGTCCAATCTGTTTCTGACCGTCTTGACAACCACATTGATTGGCATTTAGACAAGACTAAGTGATACGTGACACACCCGTGAATAGGGTGATAGGATGTTCCTGACCGTAATCCTGAATTATAAAAGGTTAGGAACTTGTGAAACAAGAAGACCAGAAATCAAGTTTACTGGCGGACTTACTCAGCCCTAGGGATAACACTACGACTGATACATGTAAGTTCACCCGTACTAAACTAAAAATGACTCCTGAAGAACAGGAAGCAATAGACCGAGCCATTGATCTCATTCGTGAGGATAACGGTTTAGGAAAAAGCAAAACCTACAGTGCGTCATGGCTTACTAAAGTTATGCGTCAGCATGGTTACAACGTGAGTATCAGTACAATCCAGCGCCACGTCAACAAAGAGTGTTGCTGTTACCAAGGAGTCGCACAATGAGTGAACTAGCAAAAGCATTAACAACAGCACCACAAGATAAGACTAAGTTGCTTGGCAAGTTAGTTGAAATGCTTGAGAGCAAGAACATTGACATCAATGAAATTGGTGACATCAAGCGTGTCAAGTTATATCAAGCAATGTCAAAAGACTCAGACGGTGAAGCACATATTCATGACCTTGCCGCAATTCAGTTTTCTCCTAAGTGGGAAACTGGTCCAGAGTGGCCTGTAGTTACACAAGGTCCTGCAATTAAAATGCCAGTACCTAAAGCAAAGGTAAAGAAAGCATCAGCATTTAAAACATGTGTTGTTGTTCCTGACATTCAAATCGGCTACTACCGTGGACGTGATGGAACGCTAGAACCAACTCATGATGAGAAGGCACTTGATGTTGCACTCAAGATCATTGAAGAGATGAATCCTGACACAGTCATTTGTGTTGGTGACAACCTTGACTTCCCTGAGATGGGTAAGTATTTGACATACCCTGCGTATGCACAAACAACGCAAGCATCAATTGATCGTGCAACAGTGTTCTGTGCACAGATGCGTTCTGCGGCTCCTAATGCAGAAATCGTATGGCTTGCTGGTAACCACGAAGAGCGGATGCCTAAGTACCTCTTGGTAAATGCATCAGCCGCTTATGGTTTGCGTAAAGGAAACACCCCAGAATCATGGCCTGTTTTGAGTGTTCCATACCTTTGTCGTATGGATGACTTCAATGTAATTTACAAGCCAGGTTATCCAGCATCTGACTATTGGGTCAATGAAAAACTTCGCATCATCCACGGAGACCGTGTGAAGTCGTCAGGGTCAACAGCACACATTTACCTCAACAACGAAAAGACGAGTGTTATCTATGGACACATCCATCGTATTGAAACGGCTTTCAAAACACGTGAAGATTTTGATGGTCCACGCACCATCATGGCTGCTTCTCCTGGTTGCCTTGCTCGCATTGACGGCGCTATTCCCAGCACAAAGGGCGGTGTAGATCTTGACGGACGCCCGTTAACTCGTCATGAGAATTGGCAACAAGGTCTTGGCATTGTTCGTTACGAAGATGACAACCAACACCGTTTCTCTTACGATGTAATTCCAATCTATAACGGTTGGGGGCTGTACCAAGGTAAGGAATATCAGGCAGACTAATGACAACAATCGTTGGCATCCAAGGTGACGGCTTTGCCGTGGTATGTGTTGACTCACGTATCTCCACTATGTTTGCTGATGGTCTTGCTCAAACTGGAACACTTCGTGAAGGCTCCAGTAAAGTTGCTGTTAACGGAAAGTACTTGTTAGGTGCGGCTGGGGATGTGCGTGCAATCAATATTTTGCACCACGTCTTCCAGCCCCCAGCAGTGCCACCTAACTTGAAGGGTAAAAAACTAGATCAGTTCTTTACCGCCAAGTTCATTCCTGCATTGCGTGAATGCTTTGATGCTCAGGGTTACTCAATCCCAGACCTTAACGAAAACAAAGAACATATTGCCGAGCAAGGATCCAGCATCCTTGTTGTGGTCAACGGTGTGATCTACATGGTAGATGGTGACTACGCATGGTCATCTGAAGCCAGTGGTATCTACGCCATCGGATCTGGCGCCCACTATGCTCTCGGTGCCCTACAAGTCATGATGAACAAAAAGAAGTGGACAGCCCAACAGGCTAAGACAAGTGCTCTCAAGGCACTCAATATTGCGGCTCGGTTTGACCCCTATACAGGCCCCCCCTATCAGACCTACGTGCAAGGTCAAGAAAGCATTAGAACCCGTAAAACGGTATAATCTCTTTGAACCTAATCAAGGAGACTTATGAGTCAATTAAAGATCGCCCACGCAGATGCCGCTATTAAGGGAGCCGCCCTCGGTATCCTGACATTTGCCGCCGCAAAGTACAACATCTCAACAGAACTAGTTGCTTTGGCATTGCCTTTCGTTGCTGCTGGTATTTCGCTGGTATCAACCAAGATTGGTCCTGCAAACACCACGTTGCTTCTCAAGGTTGCTGAACAAGCAATTGTCGCCGCTCCTGCTAAAGCAGAGCCAGCACCTGTTAAAGCCGCCGCAAAGAAAGCCGCTCCGAAAAAGAAGTAAGATATTCATATCCTCCTTTTTTGTGGAAAGATATAACTAATGGCTATTGATTTTTGGTCACCCTCTTATCGTGCATCTTCAAGTGACCTCACAGTTGCTATCTCTCCGCTTGGATTGGTTGAACTCGCAGATGAAGAGTTTGAAGTTCATGGACCACGTCTAAACCGTTATTCTGCGGCTTGGGCGTGGTACCTAGGTCATCACTGGTCGTACCGCCGTGAGATGGGCGAGTCACAGTTCTACATGAACTATGTCCGTACCATGTCGGACTACATCACCAACTTCTGTTTTGGTAAGGGCGTTCAGTTTAAAGTACCTGAGCAAAACGGTGCTATCACCCCGCACTTGCTCCATAAAGTTTGGGATCAAGATAACAACAAGCATTATGTGCTTTGGGAAATGGGTCAACTTGCTTCGGTAACTGGTGACGTGTTCGTTAAAGTTGCTTACGAAGAACCATTTGTTGACAGCGTAGGTATCCCACATGAAGGTCGTGTGCGTGTTATTCCTTTGAACCCAGCACACTGCTTCCCTGAGTACCACCCGCATGACCGTGACCGTTTGATTCGTTTCAAACTTAAATATCGCTTCTGGGGGACGTCACCAGAAGGAACTCGTCAGGTTTATACATTTACTGAGATCCTTACTGATGATACTGTCCAGCAGTTTATTAACGACGAATTAGTTGACCAATACGAAAACGTTCTTGGAACTATCCCTGTCGTACACATTCCAAACACCTCAATTTCTTCGTCACCTTGGGGTCAATCAGACATTTGGGACATCATCCCTCTCAACCGTGAACTTAACGAAAAGATGGTTGAAGTATCTGACATCATCAACTACCACGCCGCTCCTGTAACCATTATTACTGGTGCTAAGGCTTCGCAACTAGAACGTGGACCTAAGAAGGTTTGGGCTGGTCTTCCTAAAGACGCAAACGTGTTCAACCTTGAATCACGTGGTGAGATGGCTGGCGCTTTGGAATACATCACTTTCTTGAAGCGCACCATGCACGAAATCACTGGTGTGCCTGAGACAGCACTTGGTCAATTCCAGCCAGTATCTAACACTTCAGGTGTTGCTTTGGCTATCCAATATCAGCCAATGATGAACCGTTTCATGATGAAAAAGATCCACTTTACAAAGGGTCTTGAGCGCATTAACGAAATCATTATTCGCACGGTTGCTATCTTCCAGCCTGAGTATCTGTCGTACAACCCAATGCTTGCGGCTGAGCCAGAGCCAGACCAACTCCCACAGTTGGATCCTGCTGACCCTGTCACTTACAAAACAACGGTGCACTGGCCTGAACCACTGCCTGTTGACCAACTTATTAAACTCAATGAAGTTCAAGCCAAGATGGCTTTGGGTCTTGAGTCCAAGCGTGGCGCCCTTGCCTTGTTGGGCGAAGAGTTCCCGAACGAAAAGATGCTTGAAATCTTTGAAGAGTTGCAAAATGACGCCTTGGACCAAGGTGCTCTTGACATGATGAACGCACAGATTCAGCAAGCCATCATGCTTGCTACAGGAATGATTGCAGGACCACAGGGTGCATCTCCCGCACCTGCTCCTTCTGGAAGTGGTAATGTGACATCATCTAGTGATGGTAACTCTCCATTGCCAGGTGTTGGTGGAGGTATTCCACCAATTGAAGAAGAGATAGTAAACAAATTAGTTTCACGGGCATACGGAGCAAGGTTCGCCCAGCGCCGCAACCCAGACGAAGACAATTAAGTTTCTTAATAACAGTTATTAACCGCCAAACAACCTATAAGGATAAGACATATGGCAAAGAACGTTGGTCCCGAAGGGGACATCATTACCGTTCCTGTAGACGCTCCAGCAGTGGAGAAGTTTGTAGAGAACGCAACTAAGAACAGCAAAGTCTTCACGGAAGATGAAGTGGAAAGCATCCGCAAGCAGGAGAAAGACAAACTCTACAAGCGGATTGAAGAAGCAGACACCCGTGTAAGGACTATGGAAGAGCAGATGGCTCAGATCGCCGCAGAGCGTGAAGCCGCCCGTAAAGAAGCCGAAGAGCGTGCTAGTAAAGAAGCCGACATGCTTCGTCAGCGGGAGATTGAAGAACTCAGCGCCAAGGAACTCCTTGCCAAGCGTGAAGAGGAATTCAATCAGAAACTGCAAGAGATTGACGGAGACTATAAGCGCCGCTTTGACGAGATTGAAGCACAGCGCCAAGCACAAGAGGCGATCATTGAAAAAGAGCGCCGTCTCCAAGAACTTGGGTCCTACCGCAACCGTCGGTTGTCGGAAGAACAAGAATCCATCATTCCAGAACTAATAGACCTTGTGTCTGGTAATTCGGAAGATGAGATTGAAACATCTATTAGTGTACTTCGTGACCGAAGTTCTGCTATTCTTGAATCAATCCAACAAGCGACGGCGCAACAGCAAAGTCGTTTGAGAGGGGTGCCAGTAACGGCTCCCTCTGTAGGGCCAATGGAAACTCAGACGGAATACCAACAGTTGAATGCGGATGATATCCGTAACATGACAATGGATCAGTATGCGAAAATGCGTGATCGGCTACTTAATGCCCGCCCCAATAGGGGTCGGTTCTAAAACCTATAACAACCATTAATCCTTAGGAGGATTAGAACATGGCTTTTCCAGCCCCAACAGGTGGTGCAGTCACAGGTGCAAACCTAGGGTCAATTACGACCACTGGTTACTCATCAGACTCAACACTTTCACCCGCAATTCAGCAAATCTGGTCCAAGGAAATCTTGTTCCAAGCAATGCCAGTACTCCGTTTTGAACAGTTCGCAGTGAAGAAGACCGAACTCGGCGTGATGCCAGGTCTCACTGTTAACTTCATGCGTTACAACAACCTCTCGGTTGATGCTAACGGTTCAGAATTGGTTGAAGGCGTCCGCATGGAACCATCGGCTCTCTCGGCTTCCCAGATCCAAATCACTGTTAAGGAACAAGGTAAGTCGGTTGCAGTAACCGAATTGCTCTTGAACGCATCGTTTGATGACGTTATGGCATCGTCCAGCCGCTTGCTCGGTCGTCACATGGCACAGTCCATGGACGTTCAG